CAGGCCAACGCCCGGGGGAGTGGCCCTCGGGCTACGCCCTCACGCCACTCCCCCGGGCGTGCGCCACACTGGCCTGGTTTTACTCCGCCCCGTGGCCGACTTTTGCGCCGCCGTTGACACCCGACCATAGAAGGACGCGTCCCGGGTGGGAACGCGTACTGAGCGGGGGATCATATACCGGCTGCTAATCCGAGCCGCCACCTTTTTCGTGACGACGGAAAGCACCGTGCGCGACCGTGGTTTGTGTGTCAAGTTCATGATCTGTTTTCGTTTTCTCAGGCGTGAATACAGGTCAGCCCCAGTAGAGGCGCGGCCGGGGCCGGACCTCGTCGGGGTGAGTGATCTGGGTTGCGACTTCATTGGCGAAGAAGCGGCCAGGCAGGTGCGAGGTGGGCCGTCCGCCCTCGATCCAGCCAAGGTTTCGAGCGACAAGGCCGCGTGCGGTGCTCCAGTCGGCGGCGCCGTCCAGCAACACGCCGAAGCCGCAACCGTCGCTCCAGTCGTAGCCGGAGTCCTCAAGCATCTTCATTTGCCGGCGCGTTAGGGGATCGGTCATGCCGGGTAGTCCCCTTCGCGCTCAAGACGCAGGCGACACTTTTCGATGCGGCGAAGGCGGGTGTCTTCGTCGCCCTTGATCCAGATGATCCACGTGTACGAGGTGGCGGTGGAAGCCTTCTTAGGCTTGCCGTCCTCGTCGAGGTTCGCCGGATCGGGAGCGCCGGTGCGCACGAGGCGCCCCTTGAGCATCACTACGCGCTCGGCGAAGATCAGAACGTAGCTGGGGGCAACGTCAGCGAAGAGCCATTCCCGGCCCTCGCTTTCGAGGAAGGCGGTGCGCACTAGTATCGCCACGCCGATCCGGCTGCGCTCCAAAGCGCGCGCGATGAATTCCTCGGCTAGTCTGAAGGGCGGGTTCGTCACCGTCCAGTCGGTCATGTCGAAGAAGGACGCTGGGCCGAAAAGGTAGTCTTCAACAGGGAAGCCCGCCCCGTAATCGTAGGCGTCCGAGGGCATGACGTTCCTGAAATACTCCCGCAGCGGCTTGACCATGTGTCCCCGATTGGCGGCAGGTTCCCGAACGTCCATCAAGCGGAGGCCGTAGCCCTGCTTAATCAGCCACTCGCAAAGCGCGCGGGTTGCCCACGGCGGGGTGGGGAAGTCCTCAAGGCTGTCCTTTGCCTCCTTGCGCTGCTGCATGACTGCGCTGCTGGTGTTCTGGCTCATGAGCGCTGCCCCTTGGCCCGCTCAGCCTTCCATGCGGCGTATCCGGCGGCGTGCTTAGGACAGAGGTCTTTCCCTGGTGCAGGCGAAGTGGAGCACGAGCGGCAGATCGGCGCGTCACACGTTCCACTGCGCTTCCCCGGCATCTTCCAATCGCAGAGCAAAGGCGCGGCTCGGCCGCACTTGCACCGCTGCCTACGACGCGACGAACACACGATGGCGAAACCGCCGCTGGGCATGGGGATGCGATCACACGTCATGCGGGCCTCTCCCGCTAGCGATTCGCTTCGCCTGGCGGGCGGCCCGAGCTTCGTCGGGATGCACAATGCGTCCGTTGGCGATCTGCCAGGTCAGCCGGCCGCCATCCATCCATTCGTTTGGCAGTTCCATGACGCCCCCGTTTAGGAAGGGCTCGATGTGTTCGGGCTTGAGGGCGAGATAGGAGACGATCGCACCGGCCGTTTCCCGGTCGCCTACGCCGGCCTGCCAAGCCATGGCTTCAGATACCTCTGCGATGAATTCGATGATGCGAGCCGGAGTCCAGTCCGCAAGGCGTTCTTCCGCGCTCATGCGGGCACCTCGTTCCACTCGCGGCCCGACAGCAGACGGCCGGCTACCTTCTTGCCGCACCGCATGAATGTCATGGCGCCGCTACCGGCAGCGAAAGCGAAGTCGCCCATCGCAGGTCTCTCCCCCTGTAGGCGTGACCATTTGTCGATGGGGAACTGGCGGCCGCTGGCCTGCATCACGAGCTGATCGACCCTGCATCGGCGCGACGCCATTGGCTTGGTGACAGGGCGCGGGTGATAGAGCGCTTCCATGGCGTCATCGTCCAGAACCGACACCGGCGCCCAGTCGCCCCACTGCTTGAAGAAGAAGCGGACATCGGTGCCGACACACTGGTCGCGCAGATCGATTGCCCAGCTGGGGTGCATCGGTCGCGCGCCCGGACCACTTTCGCCGCCCACAACAAGCCAATCGATCGGCTCCATCGCGGGGCCGTCCCCGTTGTAGGAGAAGCCGTCGTCGCCCCGGAAATACTGCTCACCGGTCAGCGCATTGAACAGCCACTCGACGCCATGTTCATCCGGCCCCTCGGACAGAGGGATGTCCGTCAGTGTTACGCCGTCCAGCAGCGGTTCGGCGCTTACCCAGCGAACGGCGGCGGGCGTCTGCGCCAAGTCAACGATGCGATCGCGTCGCGCCCGATCTTCCACCGAAACGCCGAGCCAGACATTGGGGAGCGGGTAAGCGCTGGCGTCGCGATCGTAACTGAAAGGTTCGCACAGACGGAAATGGCGCATCAACGTATTGATACTGTGCCGGGCCACGATCGAACTCCGGTATTCATTACGGCAGCTTTCGACCACGCGGGCCCAATCGAAGTTTGTGAGGTATTCGCGCATCCTCGCGGCCCGCTTGGTTAGCACTTGGAAGGTATGCTGCGGCGCGAGTGCCATGACGGCGAAGACGCGGTCGATCCACTCGTCAGGGATGTTCTCATGAAACAGGTCACCGTGAGCACAGACGAAGACCCTGCGCGGCCGCTTCCAGCGGAGCGGCTCATCCAGCCAGTCTTCGTTGAAGCGCACTTCGCCGGTCCACTTCGGCCGGCCGCCGCTCAACCGCGTCAGGCCTTCCCGGCTCTTGTGGGTGGACAAGCGGGTGCCAGCGAGCAGCATGGCGTAGCAGTTCGTGCAGCCGGGCGACGCGAGCGAGCAACCCGTGATCGGATTCCACGTCGCGTCGGTCCATTCGATTTTCGTATTGTCAGCCATGGATCTAGCTTTCTGCGACGGTGCTCGCCGCTACCTGTCGTTTGATGGAGACCGGAGTCACGGCCCCGGCATTTGGTCAGGGGCCTGACCGGATGCGGCTGATCAGCCAGGGGGCGCGTGCCAGTGCCAGAAGCCCTGCTGGCCGCGCGCGGCGACGGGACTGAGCCAACGTTCAATGCTGAGCATCGGCCAAGCCCAGAGGTCTGCCTCGTCGTCGGCGATCGGGAGCCCGGGGCGCTCAGCAATCTCCTTGGCGGCGACGGGCTCACCGATGATCACGGTGCCAATGCCGGCAGCGGTGGGAAGCGGATCGCCGGCCGGGCACCACGCACGGGCAAGTATGGGCAGCGCGTTCTTGGGAGCGAGGGACGACTCGATGATCGAAGACAGCGCCTGGTCCCGCACGGCCACGAAGAGGCGGGATGCCGTGCGTGGGTCGATCTGCCGGGCGCTGGCGTGGATGACAGTGCGCTGCCCGATCAACGCGGCTGGCGGCCGGCCCTTACGGAATTCGAAGGGCTTGGCGCCGGCAACGATCAGCGACGCGTAGGGCTGGTGGACGGTGAGCGCCCTCATGCCCAGCCTTCCAGAAAGCGGCTCAGGCAGGCGATCAGTTCGGTCTGGAGCGCGGCGCGCTCACTTTCGGGGTGCCGGCGAAGTTCGCGCTGGAGGTCGATTTCCAACGTGGTGCGCAGGGCATCGGCCAGCATTTCGCACGTGTCGCTGTCGTCGAATGCGCACGTGTCAGACGCCTCTCCCTCGCGCCCGAACTCGACGAGCTCGGCGATGACCTTGCCGCACTGGCTGACCGCGACAAACGCCGCTTCGTCTTCCCGCAGCGCGGTCATGTCGCCGCCCCTTCGGCCTGGGCGATAGCGTGGCGCACACTCTCCATCGCGTCGTTCGGGATGATCCAGCACTTCTCGCCGTCATCGCCTTCGATCGAGCACACCCGGCCGCTACGAGCGCGGTAGTAGTCAAGGGCAGTCAGGTCGATGTCGTGCAGGATGCGGAGCAGGCGCTGGCCGCTGGCACGCTGGCGGATTTTGGCGAGCATCGCTGCGGCTGCGGTTCCGTCCACGATGCCGAGGTCGCTGAGCAGATCGACGCAGCTGAGCAGCCGCGCCTCGACGGACTGGTCTACCCAGTCGTGTGCGGGTTCGAGCAGGAGGAACCTCACAGCCCACCCCGCCGCAGATCCGGCAGTTGCAGCGCCAAAATAAATGGCGTTGCGACGACGCAGGCCACGACGATGATGGCGCACAAGGCGAGTTCGAAGGCCGAAGCGGCCAGAAAGCGGGCGGCTTTCCTGTAAGTCACCGGCGTTCTCCCGCAGCACCCGCAAGGGCCCAAGCCACGATGAAGGGAATGGCGCAGAGGGCGATGATCAAAAACAGCGCACGCCCAGCGCCCTTGATCGCGACCTTGGCACGGCGGTGCTTCTCGCCGGGCGCAGCGCACGCGTTGCAGCTGCAGCCGATCGGGTGGATATGAGGACCCCGACGCATGGTCAGTCGATCCCCAGCGCGGACTTGTAGGTGTCCAGCAGCATTTCCATTTCGCGGCGATCGTCGGGCTTCATCTTCCGCAGGCGGTAGATCGTGCGCATGATCTTGGTGTCGTAGCCGACTGCCTTGGCCTCGTTGTAGACATCGCGAATATCGTCGCTGATGCCCTTCTTCTCTTCCTCGAGGCGCTCCACGCGCTCGATGAGAAGGCGCAGGCGATCGTCAGTGGTTTCGGCCATTTCAGGTCCTTTCAAAGCATGAGAAGTTGAGGATCGGGGCCGGGGCTGTTCGCGATCCATTCGGCGCGGGCGGCAACCGCCCGTTCGTAGGCGGCGTCGGCAGAGGCGCTTTCCGCTTCCGCACCGGCCAGCTTTTCGGCGGCGCGGGCTTTCCGGCGTTCGCAGCAGCGCACGAGTTCTTCGATCTTTCGAAGGTCGGGCGAGCCGGCAAACAGGTCGGCAAAGCGAAATTCCGACACCGCGGTTACCCCGCCTGGTGCAGGCGGATCGCGATCTGCGCGATCAGGCAGATGACGCCGAGGATCGAGGCGGACCCGATCAGGGCCGGCATGGCGATGCGGTGCGCCTCGATCGCGAAAAGCGAAAGCCTGCGCTGCATTGCGGCCAGTTCCCGCGCCTCGGCCAGCGCGGCTTCTAGTTCGATCTGCGCATACAGCGGTCGATGATCGAACGGCGCGCTCACTGGATCTGGCCTTTGGGCAGGTCGATCGCGCAGTCGGGGCAATACGCGGACGTGACATCACCGATGGTTTCGGTTGCCCAATTTTTAGGCAATTCCGGCGTGGGGCTTTGCTCGGGCGTCTCGCAGGCGCTGCAGATGAACGTGACCGCTTGGAGGACGGGGCGCTGCGGCTGTGCGGTGCGACCCTTGGTTTGGCTGGATTGGCGCATGTTAAGGCTCCGGTGAAAAGGCAAGGGAGGGGCGTTCCCGGAAGCGAGCCGGGCAAAAATCAGCGGGTACGGGGTCAGGCCAGCGCGGCCGTCGGGTTAGGTGATGGTCGCGCTGGTCTCAGGTTCGGGCGTGGGCCCATCGTCGTTGGCAGCGCGGTCGTTCGCGGCCTCGTGCCACTTGGTCATAGGGAGGCGGTGCTTGGGAGCCGGATAGCGGCTCTGCTGCGTGCTGCGCGTAGCCATCATCTCGACGACGAACACATGGCCGCAGGCATCTGGATTGCGGCAGTGATAGTAGATTTCCCGAAACAGCAGGCTGTTCTTGCCTACCGATCGAGCGAATGCGCGGCCCCCGCAGGCCGGGCAGTTTACGTGTGGCAGTTGGACCGGACGACCCGACATTACCGATATACCCCCGTGGCTTCGCGCCCCACGAGATTGCGGGGCTGAAGGGCTTTGAGCCGACCGATCAGGCGCGGGAGAATCGCGTCAACTTGCTCGGTTTCGACAATGGCGTCTCGGATGTCGGCTGGCGTGGAGCCTGGCTGGAGAGCCTGAATACAATGGCTGATTGCGTCGCCCGCCTCGCGGCTGAGTTCGGCCACGTCCTGCGCCAGTGCGAGGCGGCAGGCGTCGGCTTGGACGCGGTAAATCTCCATCTGGCGTGTGAAGCACTCAAGGATGGGCGAGGAACCGCCACCGGCGGCCATAAAAGCTTTGTCCAGGGCGATGGCCTGATCCAGCGTCGGTGTGCCGCTGCGGTCGCTTTCGCTCCAGTGCTGGACGGTTCGCACGGCGCGGCCAGTAAGCCGAGCGGCTTCCTGCATGCCGATCGCCGTTGCGACGGCGTGGATGGCCGCCGAGAATGACAAGGGATCGCGAAGCTTGGTCACTTCGCGCCGCCGTTCGGTTGCGTCTGTGGGGAGTTACCGCAAGCGACAGGCAGCGGTTCGCCCGTTACATCATCGGCAGGACGGCCAAGGGGGAACACGACATTTTCGGCGGTGATGGGCAGGCCAAGGGATTGGCCAACGGCGAGCACATGCGGCTGCTTCTCGGCGGGAATACGTCCGACCTGCTTCCACCGCATGACGGCGCTGGGGTTCTCGCCGAGGGCGCGAGCCGTCGGACGGATACCGCCGAACAGTGTGAAAATAGAGACGGGCTGATCCATGACCATGCTTGTGCAAAAAAAGCGTACAGTAAGAAAGCCATAATTTGTGCGGACGGTGTGCAAAATTTTTGCATGGCTGAATCAGTGACAGTTTCAATCAACACTCGGCTCAAAGAGCTACGCAAATCTGCCGTCCCGGCCCTGTCAATCAGGGCGATGGCGGACGCGCTCGAAATCGGGCATTCTCGCTACGCCTATTTCGAAGACCCAAAGCGTTTCAAGAAGCACGCTCTCCCCCTTGATCTGACTAGGCAGATCGCCAGCGTGCTTTCGCAACGCGGCGTGGATGCAGCTGAAGTCATGAAATTGGCGGGCTTGACCGAGGATGAAAGCGAGCCGGAGGCGCGCGCGGTCGAGGCCGCCCGTCCCGCTGTACAATTTTTCACCGTGCAAGCCGTAATGCCTAGTGAAGCTGCCCTAGCAGCGATGTTCGAGACATTACTCGCTCTGATACCTGCGGATGCAACACGGGCCGAAGCCGCGCGGATTCTCGCTCAGCAGCTTCCAACTGGCTTTGGAGCAATCGGACCTGGCGTGATCGAAGAAGACCCGGTCGCAACGCACTTTCGCGGCGCGCCGCCTCCAACCGGTGCCAGAGGAGATCGCGAGCCGCTACCGCCGTTGCGCAGCTGACGCTGCAACGGCTGCACGCCTGATCGCACCCTGGCGTCAATCGATAGACCATGAAGCACCGCGCAAGAATCGTCCCCTTTGTTCCTGTTTCGTTCCTCTAGGGCGGAACGCCCGGTGTAGGAAAGCGCTAAAGGTGGCCTGTAAAAAAATTCACCATGGACAGAGCGATATGCGCTCGCTTACCGCCGTGCGGGAATTTTGAACGGGGGCACATGAGAGACTTTTTAGCGGGCTGTACGCTGCTGGCGTCCTTAGCAATTCTGGTCGCGGCATTGGTCGCGTTTTTCCATCCATTGCCGAAGTTAAGGATGGGCACTCGCAAAGCGGCCCTAGCCGGGCTGGGGGTATCCTTCGCACTGTTCGTGCTGACTGCCATTATCATTCCGGCGCCCTCTTCGAAAAATACCGAAGGAAAAGCGCCCGCACCAACGGCGTCTCCCACTGGCAAAAAAGCCGATGACCCAACTGAGGGCCAACCTGCCACGGCTTCTCAAAAGGCTGCCGCGATCAAGTTCTATAAATCCGTTTTTGCCGGTCTGAAGGGGTGCGATGTAGCAGCCAGGGAAACTGCAAATGTGGCTGAGCGTATGCAAGCCGGAACGGCCAGTGTGTATGACGGGTATAACTCAGCAACAGCGCAAGTCGCGGCCTGCCGCGCCAGCTCAAGTGATGTTCGCTCGATCGATGTTTCCGATGAGCTTTCGCCCGTAGGCCGTGAGGCAGCTGAGAAGGCGCAAAACACATGTTCGAACATGGCGGTGGCCAAACTGATGGCCGGTGAGACGGCACAGGAAGTTTTCGACGGCAATATGAAGCCATCGAAAATCCAAGAAATGCGGGAACGTGCTGAGACGGCGCAAGCGGGTGTGATGGCGTGCGCCCTCGACGCTATGGCCGTCGCGCTCAAGTCAGGCATTGAGCCAAAGGATGTACCAAAAGTGGACTAGGGAGCCGTCTCCATCCGCAAGCTTGTCGTATAGCCACCTGACTTATCGAGACGATGCGTAACCTCTGAAATGAGCCAGGTGGCGCCGTCGATCACATCCTTGAAACCACTGACGGACACACGCGCTTCCGGGTAGGCGTCAGGGCGGCCGAGAGCCAAGGTCATGTCGAACGTCGCTGGCGCGCGCTTCAAACGGTTTCGTTCGGCCGTGGCAGCGCGCTTCGCAGAGGCTTCATCGGGGTAGACCTTGCGCAGCTTCTTCGCCCCGTCTTCCTTGCCGACCGTAAAGGTCTTGCGCTTGGCGGCCTTGCGATCGTGCCAGCTGGCCGACACGCCTTCCTGCCCATCGCGCTTTTGACGCTGCCAGTTGTGGCCATCGCCATCGCCTCGGCGAATCGTGAGGCTAGGAAGCGTCTGGCCGTCGCTTGTCTGGCTGGCACCCTTCGGCGCGAATATCAGGTGTTTGTCCTTGATGGTCGCTACGGCATCGTTTTCCCGCCCCAAGCGGCGCAGGAACGCGATATCGCTTTCCCGGCTCTGTGTGACGGCCGGCAAAGCTATCGAGCCCAGAGCGGGCGCGATTCGCGCTGTAAGGCCATTGCGACTGGCCACGTCGCGCAGGACCGCGCCAAGTGTGGTATCCTTCCAGCTGCGCTGCTGACGATTGCGGATCTCGCTGGTGAAGTCGGCCGCGCGGGCCTTGATCGTGATCTGGTCCGGCGGGCCGCTGTGTCCGACGTCGTCCACCTTGAAGCTGCCTTTGTCGATCAGCCCCGTAGTCACATCGCGGCCCTGCTTCCATCCCAGCTGAACGTGCAACACGGCACCTTCCTTCGGAATGGCGAGCAGCCCATCGGCATCGCTCAGCACAATGTCCAACTGGTCGGCCTCGTCGCCTCGCTTCTCCGACAATGACAGCGAAATGAGCCGCGGACGCAAGCGATCGGAAAGATCGGTTCCATCGAGTACGACGCGCCAGTCTGCGATGTTGTTGATCGGGCCGCTCATTCGCCAGCCTGCGTGGTGCTGCCGGCCGGGTCATCCACGCCCAGCAAATCGATGCCGAAGTCGATCCGGCGCGGACTGCCATCCGACATGAGTGCGGTGTGCCGCTCGTCGATCGCGGTGATGACGAAATTGCCGTAGACGATGCCCCGGCCATCGACGAGCGGGAGGGCCTCGCCGGTGTTCGCCAGCGCGCGCAGATCGTCGAGGGAGACACGCCCGTCCGTCAACTCGGTGTAGACGGCGCCCGAGAAGCTTACAGTTTCGTCTCCGGGGCCGACGAACTGGGTGGCATCGCGCGCGCCGACGCGAGCCGAGCGCGCGTGGCGCCAGTCCATCTTGCGCTGCATCTCCTCGTAAGGGAGCGTGCCGATCTCGAACAGGAACATACCAAGAGCCATGAGGTGCATTGGATCAATCTCGGTCGCCAAAACCGCGACCGTGCTCTTCGCGCTCAATCTGGCGGATAGCATCGCGCACGGCGTCAGCGATGTTTTGCGCGGGCGTTCCCCCGGCAACGTCAACCTTGATCTGGTAGGTCTTGTGGATCACGACGGGCATCTGCGGTGCACCGCCGGCCGGCGCCGCAGCGGCCGGGACAGCGGCGGACATGGCGACGCCGCCGGCGCCGACCGCGAGGGCGCGCGTCATCTGTTGAGCCAAGCTGTTGATACGCGCCACAGGTCCCGGCGCATTCGCCGCAAGGCCCTGATCTAGGCCTCCCATGACATGCCCACCGATTTCAGCGAAGACGCGCGACGGCGAGTGGATGCCCAGCAAATTGCGGATTTTGTCCGGGATCATATTACCCACGGTCGACAGGATCACGCCCAGCCCCGGGATCATAACCTTGATGCCCTCGATCAGACCTTTGATGATCCAGCGGCCGACGTCGGTCAGGTTGATGGAACGGAGATAGGCCAGTGCCGGTTCGAATGCGCGCATCAGCCAACCAAACGGAGTGAAATTCATGAAGGTGAATTTGAGCGCGGCAAAGATGCCGTCCATAATCTTCGGCCAATTGCCCCAATTCTCGTAAAGCCAATAGGAAACAGCGGCGAGCGCGGCGATCCCCGCCACGACACCTGCAGCGATGCCGATCAGCGGCAGCAAGCCGATGCCGAGCGCGGTGGCGGCGGCACCGAGCACCGCGACCGGCGCGACTATTCCAGCCAAGAGGATGGCGCCAGCGCCCAATACAAGGAAAAGCGCCGCGAACGCGGCGGTGCCGACCGCGAGGGCTCGGACCAACTGTGGGTGGCGTTCTGCTATTCCTGCCAGCTTGTTACCCCAACGCGACAGAACTGCAGAACCCGACGAGATCAGCGGAAGCAGCTGGTTGCCGACCGTGATCGAGAGATCCTTAGCTTGAACGTTAAGGTGCTTCGCCTTCTCGGCGCTATCGTTCATGCGTTCGGCAAAGTCTGTGTTAACCGTCTCGCCAGCGCCGAACGCCTCCGTCCGGATTTTCTTATAATCTTCAAATGCCGACATGAGAGGGCGCAAGGCCTGCTGAACCTGCATGTCGCCGAAAAGGCTGGATAGCTTTGCCTGGTCTCCTCCGGTTGCCTTCTGAGTGAGACGCACAATTTCCTCGATCGGGCTTCGGCTTTCAGCCGCAGCCTTCTTCATCGCCTTCGGGATGTCGATGCCGAACGCGGCGAAGTTCTTAACCGTGTCCTCGGTATTGATCTTCGACAGGAGGTTCATGAGATTGTTGGCAGCGGTCGAGGAATCGCCCGCACCCTTGCGAGTAATCTGCAATGCAGCGGCAAGATCGGCGACAGCCGGAACACCTTTTGCGCCGAGGCTCTGCATGCTCGCCGTCAGCTGCGGGAAATATTGGGCCATGTCTTTGACTTCGAAGGCGCCGCTCTTGCCTGCCTCCGCCATCACATTGAGGGCCTTCCCGGTTTCGCCAATGGTGACCTTGAGGTTGTCATGGGCGGCGAATGTTGCTTTCGCGAGATCGTCGATCTCAGCCTTATACGCCGTGGCGGCGCGGCCGATCGGGGTCATCATGTCGACAGCCTCGCCAGCGCCGAGGCCAAAGCCCGTAAGCGTGTCCACTCCCTTCTGCAGATCGGCCGGCATCTGGTTCACAGCCAGAGCTGCCTTGCGCATGTCCAACCCCATCAGCCGCCCGGCATCCCGGGCCTGAACCACCTTTTGATTGATGTCAGTCATCACGGAGTCGAACTCCATGGCGTCAGCTGCCGCACCTTCCAGAGGCCGAGCAATGACCATGCCCGTGCCTAAAGCAGAAGCGCCGCCAGCGGCGAGGCCGGTGGCGTTACCCTGGATCCGCGAAAATCGCTCGCGTGCGTCTGCGAAGCGCTGGGTCCGCTGCGTCACTTCCTGCAGGCGGCGATCCTGATCGCGCAGGCTATCCGTGGTCTGTCGGACCTGATCTCGCAGGCGACGTTCGCCTGCCACAAGGTCACGGGTAGAGACGCCGGCGGCCGCGAGACGGGAGCGCAAATCCTGCAGGCGGGTCGACTGCTGGCGATGCTCGTTGGTGAGCCGTTCGGATTCTCGGCGGGCGGCTGCAAATTCGCGCTGCATGGCTTTCGTGGGATTGGCGGTCTGCCCGATCGCGCGGCCCAGCTGTGTGGTGCGGGCCTGCGCTTCCTGCATTCGCCGTTCTAGATCGCGGGTGCCCCCGCGCAGCTGACGGAATTCGGCGATGTCGGTCTGCGCCTGCTTCAGCGACTTCAGCTGGTCCCGCGTGGCGCGCAGCGTCTGTGCCAGGCGGGTCGAGCCGGCAGCAGCATCCCGCATCGGCCGGGTCAGCCTGTCGGCACCTTCCATGAGGACGCGAATTCGAAGGTTCCTGTCAGCCACTGCTATTTCCCACGCTTACCAGTTGGTTCGGATGATTGAGACCGCTTGGCCGCCCGCTCTCGCCAGCCCATCAATTCGGCGAGGTCCATTTCGTTCATGGGAGCGGGAGGCCAGTGGAAGACGACGGCCACGTCGGCCATCGCCTCCTCTACGCGGTTGGGGAGGGCTCCGGCTTCACGGCCTTCGGCAGCAAAAAATCCATGACCTCGCTGCCCAACTGGGTCAGGTCGGAGGGATCGAGCGAGGCCACGTCCTGTTTGGACAGCATCGGTAGGGTGATGCGCGGCAGCAGCGTTTCGAGGGCGCCGTAGTCGAGGTTGAGAAGCTGGGACAGTGACAGGCCGCGCAATTCACCCGACTTGGGCTTGCGGACCTGCACGGTCTCGATCGTGGTCTCGCCGCGCTGCAGCGGCGTGTCGAGCGTGACGAGGGCGAGCGCGACGGCGGTCGCGGCGATCTGGGTCATGGTGGTCTCCGGAAGTTAGGGGAAGGAGAGGCGGCCCGGCGCGCAACCGGGCCGCGCGGGTCAGAAGATCCCGAGCAGAGCGCGGCGCTCCGCCAGGCGATCGAGGCCGTCGACCACTTCGATCATGTTGAGCGGGTCGATCTCGATTTCGGTGCGGCCGTTCCAGACCAGCTTGTAGTAGGCGACAGCCAAGGTGGACTTGAACTCGCCGGCCTCGCCGGTTTCCTGATCGCCCATCTCGATCTCCGACCAGCGGCCGCGCACGATGACTTCGATGTGGTCGACGTCGGCGGTATCGTCCGCCTGATAGTTCCCGGCGAAGCGGATGTAGACGCCGTCGACCGTGGGCGTGCCCCACTGCCGCAGGATCTGGCGCATGGGGCCGCCGCAGGTGACGGAAAGCTCCATCGCCTCCATGCCCATGTCCATCTGCACCTCGCCGCTCATGCCGGCGCCGCGATAGCCTTCGTTTTTACGGGTGAGCGTCGGCAGGCCCACCGTCTTGGCATCGCCCATGTAGGCGAGGCCTTCGTTGAACATCATCTGGTCTTTGAGGGTGCGAGGCATTCCCATGGCGGGCTCCTAAGATCGAGGGAGAAAGGTGGGCGCGCCGATCAGACGTCGGCCGTCAGCTGCGCCGCGAAGTCCGCGAAGTAGCTGTCGGTGATGCGCTGGTTGAAGCCGAGGTCTTCCAGCGGCGGCGGCACGGTGTAGTCGTAGTCGATGCGCAGCTTGCCGGCCTTGAGTGCCGAAACGTCGTTCTGCGCCTCGTCGAACCACGCGTTGGCGCCGAGGATCACGCCGCCGGCCTTCAACTGGCGGAATAAGCCGTTGATGGTCTCGATGATGTCCTTTGCGAGGCTGGGCGTCAGTGGCTTGTCCATAGCCCAGAGCATGCCGTTGACGATCGTGTCGGCGAGCAGCTGCGCGACGCGGGTAGTGCTTTCGAAGACGAAGGCGCTTTCCACAGCAGCCGTGGTGCGGTTGCCCCAGAAGCAATTGCCAGTGACGGTCCGAACGAGGGCGGTGACCTGCGCGGCGTTGAGCACGGCGGCTTCGCTGGTCTGATCCTCGATGTCCCAGTGGATGTCCTTGGTCAGGCCAACGACACCGTTGACCGCAACGTTTGAAAGCGTCTTTTGTGGACCGGTTTGCGTATCGATAAGGGCGCGCAGACCCATGGCGCGAGCAGCGGCGTAGCTAGTGACGGTGGCGCTGGCGTCGGTGTTCCATGCGAGGAAGTCCGGCATCAGCAGCATCAATTCCCGCGCCGTGAAGTTGGCGCGGTAGGCGGTGGCAGCGGCGACAGTTTCGCCGATCGCGCGGGCATAGCCAAAAGCGCGCAGCTTCTGGGCGACGACGACCAGGGCAGAGGTGACGGCCTGAGTTTCGAGACCGGGCGTGCCGAGGATTTTCGGCTTCACGCCCAACTGCGCCTGGGCGGCCAGTAGCGCCTGCATACCAGTTTTCTGACCGTTGCCATCCGTGGTGCCGATGACGTTGCTGGCGGTCTCGGCTGCATCGTCGCCCTCCTCGACGCGCACCACGACTAGGATGGGTCGGGTCTGGTCGGCGATGGCGCGCAGCGACTTCGCCAGAGTGCCCTCCACGCCGGCGCTACCGATCGCCGTCTCGATGTCGGTGATGAGAACCGGGCGGTTGAGCGGGAAGATGTCAGCGACCGCATCGGACGCGGTCGCGACCAGGCCTATGATGGCGGTGGAAATCGCCGTCAGCGTGCGAGCGCCGTCAGTGATCTCGGTGACGGTAATTCCATGCTTGAAGGCCATGTCGGTTTCCTTTGTCAGAGAGGGATGGCGAGGCGAGTGCGAGCATTCGCGGCGCTTGTGTCCGTGCGATCGGCGTCGAGGATCAGGGTAGCGGCGCCGGGATGATCGCCGGTGGCCAGGCTCACGCGTCGGAGCCGGATGCGATCCTCCCATCGGGACAGGGCAACGGCGGTGGCCGCGAAGATCCGCATGATGTTCGGACTAGTCATGGGCCGGTCAATCAGATCCGGGACCAGCGAGCCGTAGTCTTCCCGGCAAGTGCGGGCGCCGATGGGCGTGCCGAGGATATCGCGCACGGATTCGCGGATGCTGTCGAGGCCATCGATCGCGGTACCGGCGGTGCGGGACATCCCGGTCATAAGACGGGTGCACCCGTTTGCGCAGCACCGGCTTGCACGCCGGAATGCTTGTGGTTCTTCAGGCTGATGCCACCGCCAATGACATCATCGGATGCCTCGGCCTTGCCGGTTATAGTCATGTTGCCGTTGACGGTGACATCGGCGTTGATCGTCAGGCCGCCCGGTGCGTCCACCTGCGCGGTGCCGCCGGCGGGCAACGTAACCGTCAGCGCGTGCGAGGCATGGTTGTAGGCAATGATCGCCCCATCCGGGAATTCGAGGTGGACGATGTCGGGGTCGCTGGACGGGGCGGCGTTGGCATCGGACCACAGCCCGAGGAGCACCATGCCGTTTGCAAGATCGCCTTCCGGGCAGAGTACGCCGCACTGCTCGCCGATCGAGGGCGGCGACCATGACTTCACGCCGCCAGCGCGGCCGGCCACCCATGGCAGGTGACCCGTGACAAGGTCGCCGATCTCGACAGTACAGGTGGCAGCACCGTGATCGACGGACGCCACGGTGCCCAGCTGGATCAATTCGCCGGATAGCTGTTCGGGGTCTGCAGTTTGCGCCATGGTGCGACCATGGCGGTGAGTTCATCTGGTTTCGCGGGGGTGCATTTGGCTAGGCGGCCAGCCAAAAGCAGCAGCTCAGCTTGACGACCGTAGGACGTCGATTACCGTCGCGGGCTTAAATCGCGGGGGCTCAAAATATGGATCACGTTCGGTATGAGCCGGTCAAACGTTGCATTTACTGTGGTGCAACAAGCTATTCCGAAAGCAGGAAGAGGCTGGGCGACGAGCACATATTCCCAAGAGCGATTTCGGGAAACCTGATCCTGCCAGAAGCAGCGTGCGGGAAGTGCGAGCGCATCATCAATAAAAAGGCGGAGACCCCAATGCGTAAGCGCGCATTTCGTAGCACGCTGCTTCCGGAGGCATGCGGCCATCATAGTTGACGCTGGACGAGACAGGCCACCGCAGCGACGTCGGCGGGTCA